GTTCTAAGTACAGGAGAAAGATGTTTGAATCTAGGATCCCAGCTGGCATACGAATCACAACCTGTATGTACAAGAGGAAGAGAATCATAGGTCTTATATGCGTCAACATTCATAGCGATGACATCTCGCTCTTTAGAGGCACTTCCTTTTGGCATACCAAAACCACTACACATGAAGTTGCATCCAAACGTCCGTAGAAACACACTAGGAACACCTACATACTTACCTTCACCCTGCAAGCTGTAGAACAGCTCGGCTACTTTAATTTTACTCATATTCAGGCACCTTATAAGATTTTTGACGCTTATTCCTTTGTCTCATTGCTTGATCATAATGAAACTTATTTGCTTTGAATGTAAAGTTAACACCATTCAAATGATCTACTTCGTGTAATACGCACCGTGCTGACATACCAGTAAACTTATCAGTATGCGACTCACCAAAAGAATCCATGTAGCGAATTCGTACTAGCTTAGGACGTTTAATTTTGATAAACAGATTTGGATATGTGACACAACCTTCTTCCAGCATAATCTGCTCTGTGGATACATCAGCTACGACTGGATTAAAGATTACTTTTGTTGGATTGGACCATAGTACAAAAGCTCTGTACGGTAAACCACATTGGTTAGCAGAAAGACCAATACCCTTATAGTGGATCATTGTCTCGATAAGGTTATTAGTTAGCTCGTGTGGGTTGATTGGAGGGTTGTTGAAATCAAACCTCTCCAGCTTTGTTCTTAGCAGTGGGTGGTCTGGAGCTACTAAATCATATATCATTATTTCACCATTTGACTAAAGTTTTTTACTTTTTGGAATTTGATTACTGAATGGAATTTATCGAACAGTTGATCACCCTTGTGCGATATTATAAACAAGTTAGTATCAGCGGTCAACGTATTGATTATCTTTAGGAACTCTTCTGTACCATTATTATCTAGTGAACTATCAAACACTTCGTCCATGATTAGGAGATTAGTAGATGCAGAGTTACGAAGCTTGCTGATAGATCTCCATGTAAACAGGAGAGCAAGATCAATACGCATTTTCTCTCCCTCAGAGAACGACTCATAGCTAAAGTCATCACGATGTCTTGATTTAATTGTCTCTTCGAAGTTTTCATTCAATTCAAAGTTAACAAAGAAGTCCATTGCAGCTAAGTATTTGTTAACAAGTTTATTTATTACAGGAATATATTGCTTTATAATCTTAGTCTTAACACCAGAGTCCTTCAGTAGTACAGCTGCAACATCAAGAGCGGATTTATCTTTTAGTAGTTCTTCTTTCGTGTTGATCGCTGCTTTCAAAGTTCTTTTGATCGCATCTAGCTCTTCAGCATCATCCGTTGATTGTACCTCTATGTCTGACTGAAGTGTTGCTATCTCATCCTGTAACAGCTTGATTGTGTTCTGATATATTTTTACTTGAGTGTTGCATTCTTGTATGTAAGACTCTTGTTGTTGAATAAAAGAATGCACATCTGATATGACCATCAACCTCTCATTTAAAGAGTCTAAATGATCTTGTAGTGAGACAAGGGTCTCTTCTACTTTTGTTTTTTGTTTGTTCTTTTCTTCGATACTACCATCTTTAAAGTGAGCATCTATATCTTGATTGCAAGTAGGACAGCTTTCATGGTCTTGTAAAAAGTCAATGCTTTCTGTTATTGATCTTAGTTTGTCTTCACCAGTACGTTTCAAATCAAGGTAGTTAGAATACTTACCTGATACAACGTCCTCATCAACAATACTGCCTTCAAGAAGGGTGATAGTCGTTTTATGCTCCTTGATAACATCAAGAGCTATCTGCATGTTGCCAGCTACTTCTTTAAGCTGATTATTCTTTGCATCAATTGTTGTTTGTTTATTGTCCTTGATTGTAGTAGTCAATCTTTTATGCAGCTCAATTTTATCAACAGCATTTTTAATCTCAAACGATACGCTAGTCAACTCTTCTTTGTTGAGAGATATCTTTTCCTTAAGAATACTATTCATAGTGGAGAAGATTTGGATATCTAATAGATCTTCTATTATCTCTCTACGATGAGCTGCTGGCAGTTGCATGAAAGGAGTGAATGATGCACTACCTAAAATAACAATCTGAGAAAAGGATTTGAAGTTCAGCTTAAGAATATTCTTCTCAAGCATCTCTTGATACTCTCTAACATCTGATGTCTGGTTCATCATATCACCATTACAGATGATATCAAAGACGTTTGGCTTTTGACCTCTACATATTAAATACTGCTTAGAGCCAATTGAGAACTCTAGCTCAACAAGCATTCCCTTCTTATTGATCGAGTTGATCAATTGAGGTTTGTTTATCTTGCGGAAAGGCTTTGCAAAAAGAGCAAAACAGATAGCATCAAGAATAGTACTTTTACCAGCACCATTCTCACCTACTATCAATGTTGATTTTGATTTCTGAAAATTAACTTCTGTCCATACATCACCCGTAGATAGAATGTTCTTCCATCTAATACATTTGAAACTTATCATATATTAAGCTGACTCTATATTGATCGCCTCATTATATAAACTACGTAGAAGTCTGTCTAGTCGTTGTTTGTCAGCAGTTGTTTCTATCTGCTCACAAAATTTAGATAGGATTGTCATTGTATCTTCAGCACTTTCAACAATATCATTATCATCCTGAAGATCCATATGCATGTGATCATCTACCACCTGTAGATCTGCAATACCTGACTTTTCTAGTTTATCAATAAGCATGTCTAATTGAATTGGATTATCTCTGCTTTGTACCACTACCTTAACAAACGTATCTGCTAAATGGCTATAATCACCTAGCTCAAACTTATCATTAAAGAATATTTTGTAGAACATCCTGTTAGGGTTCTGTATAAACTCTAACTCTCTTGTCTCTGTGTCGAAGATGTGGAATCCTCTTGGGTCTTCGTAATCAGCCCACGTAAGCTCATAAGGATTCCCGAGATAGAAAATATTACCAGAGCTTGAACGATGATGAAAGTGACCAGTACAAACAAGATCAAATCGTTCGAATATTTTAGAATCAAATCCATGGTCGTTTACCTGTCCTTTATACATTTGGAAACCAGCTAGTTCAAGATGACCAAAGCATACTTGCGCTCTAGTATTCTTGATCATACCCATGACATCGTTGTAGTTGTCTGCACATATCCATGGCAGCATCAAGATGTCTAAACCTGCATATGTTAACTCAACAGGGTCACTATAAGGTGATATGTTGTCATAATCAGCTAGTAATAGCTCTGGAGAGTTTATTGAGTTTGTGTTCTTGTAGAAAACGTCGTGATTACCGACGATAACATCGAGCCTAATTTTCCGATCACGTAAAGGATCAAAAAAGTACTCGCGGCAATTGTTGAGAGTAAGATAGTTAATGTACTTGCGACGATCAAACATATCGCCAAGATGAATAACATTCCGTATTCCTCGTTCATCAAGTGTTGGAAAAAACGATTGGTCGTAGAATTTCTTAAAATGTTTGTCGAATGCTCCATGGTCTCCCCTTGCACCAAAGTGCGTGTCCGTTATTAAAGCTATCTTCATTATTCCTCAACAAATTTATCAATACCAGTCTTCTCTGCGGGCTTTCGCTTCTTCTCTAGATTATCCTCGAAAGACTTAATAAAGTCACTCATTTTCTCATTCTCAAACATATTGTTAGTTGGACCACCATCAAACATATCTCCATCCTGTAGATCAAACAACTCCTCTGATATAGCCGAGTTCTTATATACCTGATGTTTAATATACAGGTGTTTCTTTTCTTTCTGTATCCGTCTTAGAAAAGCAAAGTAGATTATCTGAGTAAAATATGCAAAAGGGTTTGTGGATTTATCTGGATCAAAGTTATCAATATACATGATGCAGTTTTCAATTCCATCTGCAATCATCTCATCACGATAAGAATAGTTGATAAAGTTTGGTTTGGTAGCTAGTCTATTTGCAATTAACAATATACACTCACCAAGATAGTTTGGTAAAATAGGCTTCGTTTTGTTTTGTTGCTCAGCATCTCTTACTGTCTGCTTGTATTGTTTGATGGCTTCGTAGAATGTTTTATTGTCAATGTAGTTAGTTGTCATATCAGTGCATACTATTATTAGGATTAAGTCTTTCCATCATTGCTGTGAGCACATCTGTATTTGTATCATTTTGATTGTCTTCTAGCTCTGCAATACTTTCTAGCTCAATATCTATGCTTTCATCAACCTCTTTAATGTAGGATTGAAGAACAGCCTCATAATAATTAGCCATAGACTTTCTAGCAGCAAGTGATACAATTACATTTTCCTTTTGGAAGGATATAGTTCTACTCTCAGCAAAAGGCATATATCTTAAAAGTCCTATCACAGGACGTTCACTTCTTGGTGAAAAGATATAGTTGATTGTGAAGGGATCTTCGATGAGAACATCTTTCTCATCCTCGTGAATTACATGACCAATGATTTCACTGTTATTTTGAAGCTTAACTATTTTAATCATTGCTATCCTTTAAAGGTATGGAATATGTTTTATACTCAAACTTCTCTTCATTATATATTTTTATTCTTTCCACAAAATGATTCAAGGTGTAGTTACGTC